TGGTTCACTTCGCCTTCCAGGGCCTCGGGAGCGGCCTCAATGTCCGGGACCAGGGTTTGGGCGAGGCGGACGACGGCCTTTGGGCAGCGCCACGTTACGGACAGCGGGAGGACCGTGCAGTTGTGGTGGGCGATGCCGTTTGGCAGGGCCTGGGCGTCCGCGCCGCTGAAGCCGTAGATGGCTTGGCGGTCGTCGCCGACCAGAACGATGCGACCCTTGGTGCCGAGGAACTTACGGATGAGAGCGGCGCGTGCCGGGCTGATGTCTTGGTATTCGTCGACGAAGATGAGGTCCTTGGTGAACTTGACGCGCAGGTTCTTGATCAGGGGAAAAATAATCATATCGTCAAAATCTACAACATCGGTTTGGTTGAGGGACAGTTTGTAGATGGTCTGGGCCGCTTGGATGACTTCGTCCATCGAGCTGGTATCGTCGAAGCCGTTGATGTCGAAGTGATCGGCCAGATGGTACCAGGCTGAGGCGTCGCCGATGCCGGCGAAGAAGCCGAAGGCGGCCTGTTTGGCGTAGCGGACGAGTTGGGCGATCTGGGAGCCGTATTGGCTGAAGACTTCCTCGTTCTGGGCAGCGATCAGGTTGGCGACCTTCTTATCATCAACCTGCGGCTTGAAGACGAACTTCAGGAGGCCGAAGCCCAGAGCATGGGCGGTGCTGGCCTGAACAGTGCGCCAGTCGGTGTGGCCGCGTTCCTTGAGCTTCTGGGAAACCTCATCGGCGATGGCTTTGTTGTAGGCGCATACGAGGATCTCGGCGCGTGGGTTTTGTTGCGTTGCGGCGTCCACAGCCAGCAGGATGGTGGAGGTCTTGCCACAACCGGCGCGAGCGACCAGGGCCAGGTTGGCGGTGGTTGTGGTCAGGACGGTGAGGAAGGCCCGTTGCTGAGGGGTCCGTTGCTGAGGGGTGGGGGTCATTGTGGTCCGGTTCTCCTTTGATGTGAGGCGTGATGGGCCTCAAGGAGGAGCCTGCGCCATGTTTGGGGAAAAAGAAAGTGATTTTATTTGTCCAGCGCTTTTTTCTGCTTTTGTCTGATGGCGCGGCGGATCTGGGCTTCCGTCCGGGAAAGAGGGGCGGTGGCCAGGGCTGTTTTGGCGGAGTTGATGTATCGTTCACCTCCGGACTTGAGGGCGAGCTTTAGGGAGCGCAGGCCGCGTGTTTTTTCTTCTGAGTTTGGCAGACCGATGAAGTCCAGGCGGAGTTGCTCTAGCTCCCCTTCTGGGGTCAGGCTCCGCAGGGACGTGTCAGTGAAGAAACACGGTTTGCCCAGGGTCAAGGTTATGGATGGGTCAGAGTCAGGCAGGCGCTTCTGCAGTTCTTCGGCGAAGGACCTTGCTGCAGGGAGAGAAGAGAAAATGTCAGTCGATTTGGTCCATCCTGTGAATGCGACGTGCCCTTCGAATGGGAAGCCGAACCAAAGGGGAGATGTTGGGGATTTGTATAGGCACCATGCGACGAAGGACGGGGGCGATTGGACGACGACGAGGACGGACCCGTTCTGGCGAATTTTTTTTCGGAGCGCTAATCTTTTTTGCGGGTCTTGGCGTTGTTTTTTGATTGAATCGCTTTCTCTTTGGGCTGAGGTTTTTGCTGCATGGTGGGCGAGGCGGAGCTGGTGGACGAAGGACGCTTGGGTCATTGTTTGGTGGCCTTGGTTTGGTGTTGAGGGAAGGGGGACGGTGGACGGTGGTATTTGAGAAAGACAGAAAAGCCCAAAAAGCGAGGACAACAAAGCGAAATCTTTCCTGTCGGACGAAAAGAAACCAATTCCTTTTTTTCTCTCATCTCTCCCTTTTCGCGCGAGGAAAAAGAAGAAAAGAAGAAAAAAGAAGCCTAGAAGGTAGATATGGCCTAGAAAAACAAATTGGTTTTAGCCACATCGGATTGTTATCGGACCGCCCCTTTCCAAACCCCGCAAAATCGGGTTTAGCTTCTTGCTCAAGCTTCTGCCTTGGGGTGGCTACTTTGCGTTGGCATGCTGCATATTGCGAAAGCCGCCGTGAGATGAAGGCCCGTGATGGCCTGTTGGCCCTTGGCCTTGAAGTGTTCTGCCCATTTGAGCGATTGACGCAGCGGCGCAAACTGCGCGGTGGCGTGTTCCGGCTTGAGACCGTTGAGCGCCCCGTGTTCCCGAACTACCTCTTCGTGAAGACGGACGCCTACATGGTCGCCGAAGACGTTGTGGGCGTTTCCCACATGGTGGCCTCGCGAGGCTGCCCCCTGGTGGTCCCTGAGGCCGTAATAGGCCTCCTGCGCGCCGCCGCCGACCAGACAGGAATGGTCTCAGCGCGCGACATCAGCAAAATCAGCTTCTCATTTGGCGGTCGCATTGGCGACCGTTTTGCATTCAAGAAGGCCTCGCCCCTGAATGGGTTGATCGGCCGAATCAGTTCCATCGCTCGCCTTGATGACACAGGGACAATTTCGGCTTGGGTCGAAATGTTCGGAGGGGAGCGTGAGGTTGTCGTGCCGCACTCGTTGGTTTCGTTGTTGAGTGCTGCCGCTGCTGCTTGATTGATTGCGTTCACCCGCCATATGGGTGGATCCGGAGATGTTGCGCTGCTTGGGCGCATCCTTCTCGCCCTGATGAGGGGCTTATTTCTACCCAAACGGAGGGGTCCGAAGCTCCTGCGTTAAATTCAAGCCAAGGGGCTGCGTTACATGAATGCCGAACAAAGGACAAAAAGGCCGACAACCTAAAGGCAAAATACTTGCTCCTATTCCTGTTCGGACAGGCCGACCTAGTGCCTACTCTGTCGAGCTTGCCATTGAGATTTGCAGCCGCATCGCCGCTGGCGAACTCCTTATGGACATCTGCCAGGACGATTGGATCCCGCACACAGCAACCGTTCGCGGCTGGGACCTAAGAGACAAGTCAGATCCTGACAACAGCCCCTTCCCTGGCTTTAGCACGATGTACGCACGCGCGCGTGCCATGCAGATAGAGCAAGAGGTCGACGAGATCAGATCAATTGCCGACACCGCGAGGATCGGCGTCAAGGTCTCAGTCAAAGAGCTTCCAGGCGGCGGATCAATTCGTGAAGTGACACGTGGCGACATGGTTGAGCGCAGCAGACTCCAGCTCGACGCTCGCAAATGGCGCGCCGCCAAGATCGCAAAGAACAACTACGGTGACCGGATCGCTGACATGGATGCTAGGTCCGACAATCCGGAAGGCCCGCGCATCATCATTGAAGGCGGCCTACCAGACGAATGACAGTCACCCGCGTCACCTTACCGACGCTTCATGCTGACCAGGCCCGCGCCTATCGACTTAAAGAAGACGCGCGAGGCGGTGAGTGGGAGCAGAATGCCGGTGGCCGCTTCAAGGCCCTGCGTTGTGGCCGCCGCTACGGCAAGTCCGTGTTGGGCGAAACCTGGCTAGCAGACGGAGCCATCAAGGGCTACCCCTGCGGTTGGTTCGCTCCTGACTACAAGAAGATCGCTGAGGTCTACCAAGAGCTCTACGACATCCTTCTGCCCGTCAAGCTCAGCTCCTCCAAGACGGAAGGGGTCATCAGGACCAAGAGCGGCGGGCGCATTGATTTCTGGACCCTAGAGAACGAGTCGGCAGGCCGGTCGCGCAAATACAAGCGCGTGTTCATCGATGAGAGCGGCTTCGCAAAGCCTAACATGATGGACATCTGGAAGCGAGCAATCAAGCCGACGCTTCTTGACCTGACCGGCTCCTGCATCACCGCCAGCAACACCAATGGCGTTGACACTGAGAATTTCCTCTGGCAGGTGTGCAACCAACCAGAGCACGGCTTTATTGAGTATCATGCTCCGTCGTTCGCCAACCCCAACCTGCCGATCAGGGGCCTGGACGAGCCTGAGGCGGAATACATGCTCCGCCGCCAAGCGGAGTTCGACGACATTAAGGCGCGCGAACACCCGCTGGTCTGGCGCCAGGAATACGAAGCCGAATTTGTTGACTGGTCTGGCGTGGCCTTCTTCACGCTCGACAAATGGCTGGTCAATGAGTTGCCTGTCGAGGCCCCGGCTCATTGTGATGCCGTGTTCGCGATCATCGACAGCGCGACCAAGACCGGCAGCTCCAACGACGGCACAGCCGTGGCCTACTACGCCAGAACGATGCACGGCTACCACCCGCTGGTCATCCTCGACTGGGACATTGTCCAGATTGAAGGCGGTCTGCTCGAAACCTGGCTGCCGGTGGTGCTGCAGAACCTTGAGGCCCTGGCCGCCAAGCACGGAGCGCGGCGCGGGAGCCTCGGGGCTTTCATCGAGGACAAGGCGTCCGGCGAGATCCTCCTACAGCAGGCGGCCCGCCGCAAGCTGAGGGCGACGCCCATCAACTCTCGCCTGACGGCGCTTGGCAAAGACGAGCGTGCCATTAGCGTCTCGGGCTATCACTACCGTGGCGAAGTGAAGATCACGAGCCATGCTTTCAACAAGACAACAAAATACAAGGACGCCACCCGCAATCACTTCGTGTCTCAGGTCACCGGCTTTCGCGTTGGGGACAAGGACGCGGCAAAGCGCGCTGACGACCTGTTGGACTGCTACACCTACGGCGTTGCGTTGGCCTTGGGCGACAGTGGAGGCTTCTGAGTGAGCGAAATCACTGTCACTGGCTCGGCTTTGGGCAACTCGCTTCAAGACCTCCTGATGTGCGAGGCAATTGAACCGGGGTCCGAGCCGTCTTATGCCGTTTGCAAAACAATATACGAGACGCATGTATTAGGCGCCAAGCTGGTAGACACACCCATCGACCTGGCCCAAAGTCAACCGCGCGAGATCAGCATTCGCTCCGGCCCGGAGGAGCGCCTCCGCCAAGCCTTCCAGGACGAGTGGAAGGAGCTGGGGGCCGATAAGGTCATCAAGAACGTCGCGCGGCTCGCTCGCATCTACGGCGTGGCATCCGTCGGCCTGCTCACCGAAGGCACACCATCCGATCGCGCTCTGGAACTGAAAGGCCTGCCAGAGGCCAAGATGGCATTCAACGTCTGGGACCCGCTCAACACTGCCGGGTCCTTGGTGCTGAACCAGAACCCAAATGCCCTGGACTTTCAGAAGCATCGCGGTGTGAGCGTCCAAGGCACCGCCTACCACCGTTCGCGCACCGTGACCATGCTGAACGAAGACCCGATCTACATCGGCTACACCACCTCAGCCTTCGGCTACGTCGGGCGCTCCGTCTACCAACGCTCACTGTTCCCGCTCAAGTCGTTCATCCAATCAATGATGACGGACGACCTGATCACACTCAAGGCAGGCGTGTTGATCGCCAAGGTCGAGAAGACCGGGTCCATCATCGACAACGCCATGATCGCCATGACCGGACAGAAGCGCGGCGTGGTGCAAGAGGCCCAGACCGGCAACGTCATCTCGATCACGACGGACGAGGAGATTGAGAGCCTTAACCTGCAGAACCTTGACGGGGCCTATGGAATGGCCCGCAAGAACCTGTTGGACAACATCGCGACGGCGGCGGGCATGCCTGCCAAGCTTCTCAACTCCGAGACCTTTGCCGAGGGCTTTGGTGAGGGGACCGAGGACAGCAAGGCCGTGGCGCAGTTCATCGACCGCCTGCGCGTGTGGATGGACCCGTTGTATGACTTCTTCGACCGCATCTGCATGTATCGGGCCTGGAACCCGGAGTTCTACAAGACCATCCAGGCCGACTTCCCCAAGGAGTATGGCAAGGTCGGGTACACCAAGGCATTCTATGATTGGAAGAACGCCTTCGTCGCCAACTGGCCGAACCTGCTGAAGGAACCTGACTCAGAACTCGCAAAGTTGGACGACGTCAAACTCAAGGCGGTGATAGCGGCCTATGAAGTCCTGGCACCCAACCTTGATCCTGAGAACAAGGCCAAGGCCGCTGAGTGGCTTTGTGATCAGTTCAACAACCTCAAGCTTCTCGTCTCTGCGCCGCTGGTGTTGGATTTCGACGCTATGGCGGAATATGAGCCTCCCACTCCGGAAAAGGCTCAGGAGCCTCCGAAGCCATTTTCCTCTTCCGACTCAGCCCGACGTCTTGACGAGGCTGTTTCCCGACTTCCCGACCGCAGAGCACGCGCTCGTGCCTGACACCAAGGCCCTCGAGACCAAGATCCAAGAGGACCTGAAGGCGGCACAGCGGGCCTAT